CATCCTCTGCTACGGCTGGAAGGGCAACAACATCCAGCCCATGAGCAAGGATGTGCAGGCCGAGATGCTGGACCGCCTCAAGGACACGGAGGTGCGGGTATGACTACCTATATCTGCAAATGCGGACGGCGAGTGAAGAAATCCACCGATACCAGTACCACTGGCAACCGTCTGTCTGGCTATGCACCCGGCCATGAGTGCTGGGGATGCCCCTACGCCATGCCATACGGAAACTTTCAATGGGACGAAAGTGCTAAAACTGTCGCCATGGAGACTCGGGGCTATGAGTGTCGGATGAGCAAGACTCTCACTTATGCATCAGAATTCTCTGGCTCCATCAAGGACAAATGCACCTGTCGAGTGCACAGTTTGGACTTCGACTTTTTGTCTCAGATCTCCGCATGGATCAAAGATACTTATCCAGGCAGAGAGATTTTTGGCTCGTTTTCCAAAGATATTCGTGCATCGGACTATGGATTTGACGGCCGTTACTGCCTGACTATCACCTGCGCTCAGAATCTGAAAGGTGTTGCCGCAAAAAGAGAGCTGCTTGGTCAGTTTTTTACTCCGAATGGCAGCCGCAAGGACATGACACCGCAGCAGGAAATGGAAAAGATTCTTGCCGACATTAAAAAAGCAAAGGAGGTTTTCGCATGTGCACCTGCCCAGAATGCGGATGCTGCTGTGACTACGGCAGAGAATGCTGTCCCGACTGCCACAGCGGCAACGCCGACCACCTCGGAGAGCGGGGCGGATGCAAGCGCATCGACCCCCGCGACATCCCTGCAGAACTGCGAATCGGTCCCTGCCGCATCGGCGGGCGGTTCTTCTGCGCCACTTCTCTCAATGACTGGTGGTGCCCCGCAGGAGAAGCCCCTGACTTTCATTCGGGAGGACAAGTGCCCGGAGTTTGATTATTCCGGCCTGCCTGAACAGACCGTGGCGACCCTGCATCTTGCAGAAAACGGATATCTTCACGGCAAGAAACTGGCCGAAAAGGGTCTTGTTTACATGGGTGACAACATTGCACTGGCACACGATGAGCTGTGCGGAGTTGTCGCACAATGCGACAACTCGAAGCACGGCAACCGTGGAGAGGACAGTTTCCGTGCATGGTGCCTGCACATTGGCATCACCAAAGACAGCGCCTACCGGCTGCTGCAAGTCTCCGCACTGCTGGCTGACAGCAGCCCCCGGCAGCAGGCCATTCTGGAAAGCTTGCCGCCCACCCTGCTGTACGCCGTGGCAAAACCCAGCGCCCCGCCGGAGCTGGTGGAGAAGGTCAAGAACGGTGAGGTCACCACGAACAAAGCCTATCAGGATCTGCTCAAGGAAAACCAGCAGCTCCGCACCGACCGGGTGGAGGCCATGAACCAGGCAGACCGGGAACGAGCCCGTGCCGACCGGGCCGAATCCGAACGGGACAAGGCCCGTGTTGACCAGCTGAGCACCGCCAAGGATTGCAACCGGCTGGGTCTGAAGGTCTCACAGGAAAAAGACCGTGCCGACAAGGCCGAAGCCCGAGCCAAGGATGCTGAGAACCAGCTTTCCGGCTCCCGGCAGGTGGCCGAAGCGGCAAAGCTCCGGGCGGATAAGCTGCAGGAAGAAAATGCGGCCCTGAAAAAGCAGCCCATCGCCGCTGTGGTGGATGAGGAAGAGGTAGACCGGCGGGCAGGCGAAAAAGCTTACGAGATTGCGGCCGGAATGACTGCGGACTATAAGGCACAGCAGGAACAGGATGCCCGCGATGCCTACGACAGCATCATTCTGGCCGGGCGCTCCATCACAAGCATCGTTCAGTCCGCCAAAATGCAGTTCCGCAAATTGCCGGATGACCAGAGGGAGACCGCAATCAACCAGTTCGTGCACACACTCGCATCCGCTCAAGGGGAGGTATCCGCATGTCTGTAAAGATCATGGCCTTAGAGGCCGAAAACGTCAAACGCATCAAGGCCGTTGCACTCACGCCGTCGCCCACCGGGCTCACCCTCGTGGGCGGCAACAACAATCAGGGCAAGACCAGCGTGCTGGACGCGCTGGCATGGGCCCTCGGCGGCGACCGTTTCCGCCCGGACGCTGCCCAGCGGGACGGCGCAGTGGCTCCGGCGCATCTGAAGGTCAAGCTTTCCAACGGTGTGGTGGTGGAACGCAAGGGCAAGAATGCCAGTCTGACCGTCACTGACCCCACCGGGCGGCGCAGCGGGCAGCAGTTGTTGAACGCCTTTGTGGAGCCGCTGGCGCTGGACTTGCCCCGCTTCATGGAAGCATCCGACAAGGAAAAGGCGGACATCCTGCTCCGGATCATCGGCATCGGCACCGAGCTGCACACCCGTGACATGGAGATCAAGGCCCTGTACGACAAGCGCACCTTCACCGGCCAGCTGGCCGCGCAGAAAAAACACTTTGCCGAGGAGCTGATCTCCTACCCGGATGCACCGGAAAAGCCGGTCAGCGCGTCCGACCTCATCCGCCAGCAGCAGGAAATTCTGGCCCGCAACGGCGAGAACCAGCGTCTGCGGGCACAGTACACAGAGCTTGAGCGTCAGGAGCAGCAGTGTGTGGCCGAACTGAAACGCACCCGTGAACGCATTGCCGAGCTGGAACAACAGTATCAGGAGCTCGACGCCAAGCACACCCGCCTGTTCAATCAGCGGAAAACCGCTCAAAAGACCGTCGCCCAGCTTCAGGACGAATCCACCGCCGAACTGGAAGCATCCATCCGGGATATCGAGGAGACCAACCGCAAAGTCCGCGCCAACCTCGAAAAATCCCGGGCCGAGGACGAAGCTGCCCAGTATGACAGTGAATATAAGCGCCTGACTGAAGCGATCACGCAGAAGCGTGCCGACCGTATGGCCCTGCTGAACGGTGCTGACCTGCCCCTGCCGGGCCTTGGCGTGGAGGACGGTGCCCTTACTTATAAAGGCAAGCACTGGCGGGATATGTCTGGCAGCGACCAGCTGCGGGTGGCCGCTGCCATCGTCCGCCGCCTGAACCCGGACTGCGGTTTCGTGCTGCTGGACAAGCTGGAACAGATGGACATGACCACCCTGCAGGAGTTTTCCGCATGGCTGGAAACAGAACACCTGCAGGCCATTGCCACCCGGGTCTCCACTGGCAGTGAATGCCAGATCATCATTGAGGACGGCATGGTGAAGGATGCCGAAACCTCCCTGCCGCCCGTCACCGAAAAGCCCCAGCAGAAAAGCTGGACGAAAGGAGCGTTCTAAATGAGCAAATATGCAGTTACCACCGGCATCCAGAATGCGCCGGTCAAGACCGTGCTGTACGGGCCCGAGGGCATCGGCAAAAGCACCTTTGCATCCCATTTCCCGAATCCTGTTTTCATCGACACCGAGGGCGGCACCAAGCGGCTGAACGTCAAGCGCCTGCCCCAACCCACCAGCTGGGCCATGCTGCTGGATGAGGTGGCCGAGGTACGCAAGGGCAGTGTCCCCTGCGGCACGCTGGTCATTGATACCGCCGACTGGGCTGAACGCCTGTGCATTCAGGCCGTGTGTGCCAAAGCCAAGGTGAACGGCATCGAAGATTTCGGCTACGGCAAGGGCTACACCTATGTTAAGGAAGAGTTCGGCAAGCTGCTGGACGCGCTGGAAGAGGTGCTGCAGGCCGGGCACAACGTGGTGGTGCTGGCCCATGCCGCTATTACCAAATTTGAGCAGCCGGATGCCGTGGGCAACTACGACCGCTGGAGCATGAAAACTTCCAAACAGGTGGCCCCGCTGCTGCGCGAGTGGTGCGATATGCTGCTGTTTGCCAACTACAAGACCGTTGTGGAAAAGGTGGGCGACGGCAAGAACGCCAAGAGCAAGGCCAGCGGCGGCAGGCGTGTACTGTACACCGCGCATCACCCCTGCTGGGATGCCAAAAACCGCTTTGACCTGCCGGAGGAAGTACCCTTTGACTATGCCAGCATTGCCGCCTGCATCCCCGGCGCTATGTCTGCACAGGCACCGAAACCGGAACCGCAGCCGCGTTCCCGGCCGGAAGCCGACATCCTGCCCAGCCCGCTGCAGGAAGCAAAGCCGGTGGCTCAGCCGCAGCCCGCACCGCTGCAGGAAAGCTCCGAGAAAAATGTTCTGCTCAGTCTGGGCGTGCCCGAAAAGCTGGCCGCTCTGATGAGCGCCAACAAGGTCAGCTGTGAAGAGCTGCAGGGCGTTGTGGGCAAACGGGGCTATTTCCCGGAGGATATGCCCATCAAGGACTACCCCGCTGACTTTGTAGAGGGCTGTCTGATCGCCGCATGGCCGCAGGTGTTCCAGATGGTGCTGGATAACCGTGATATCCCGTTTTAACAGGCTCCCTCACGGAGGGAGCTGGCACGTGTAAGCGTGACTGAAGGAGTTTTATAATAAAGGAGTAATTACTTATGAACGAAATGAACACCACCGACCGCGCCCTGAGCTGGGACGACGAATTTACCAACGAGCAGCAGGAGTTCGTGCTCCTGCCCGAGGGCGAGTATGCCTTTGAGGTCACCGGCATGGAGCGTGCCCGCTTTGAGGGCAGCGCAAAGCTCCCGCCCTGCTCCATGGCAAAGCTGACCCTGAAGATCTTCGGCGGGGCCAAGGGTGATACCACCGTCACCCACCGCCTGTATCTTCACACCAAAACGCAGGGCCTGCTGGGGGCTTTCTTCGAGAGCATCGGTCAGTGCAAGCGCGGCGAGACCTTCCGCCCCCGCTGGAACGAGATTGTGGGTGCCCGGGGCTGGTGCAAGCTGGGCATCCGTGAGTACACCAAGCAGAGCGGCCCTCATGCAGGTGAGACCGGCCAGAGCAATGAGGTGCAGCGCTTCCTGCCGCCGCCTGAGCCCAAGGCCGCACCCTCTCAGGGCTGGACACAGGGGGCGTTCTAAATGGCCGAGACACAAACCCTGCGCCCCTACCAGCAAAGGGCCCGGGACCGCATTCACGCCGAGTGGGAGAACGGCCACACCCGCACCTTGTTGGTGTTGCCTACCGGCACCGGCAAGACCATCGTGTTTGCATCGGTAGCTGCCGATCAGGTGCGGGCGGGCCACCGGGTGCTCATTCTGGCGCATCGCGGTGAGCTGCTGGAACAGGCAGCGGACAAGCTGCAGCGCTCCACCGGCCTTGTCAGCGCGGTGGAAAAGGCCGATGCCACCTGTCTGAATACATGGTTCCGTGTGGTGGTGGGCAGCGTGCAGACCCTGCAACGCACCGCCCGGCTGGAACGCTTTCCTCATGATTACTTTGGCACTATCATCATCGACGAGGCCCACCACGCCATTACCGACGGATACCGCCGCATCCTCGACTACTTCGGCAGCGCCAAGGTGCTGGGCGTGACCGCCACGCCGGATCGCGGCGACATGCGCAATCTGGGCGAGGTGTTCGACAGCCTTGCCTTTGAGTATAAGCTGACCGATGCCATCAAGGAGGGTTATCTGTGCAGGATCATGGCCCAGACCATCCCCCTGAAGCTGGACATTTCCTCTGTCACCATGAGCGGCGGGGACTACGCCGTGGGAGACCTCGGCACGGCGCTGGACCCCTATCTGGAACAGATCGCCGCCGAGATGGCCCAGCGCTGCAAAGGCCGCAAAACAGTCGTATTCCTGCCCCTCATCAAGACCAGCCAGAAATTCCGCGACCTGCTGAACTCCCATGGATTCCGTGCCGCCGAGGTCAACGGCCAGAGCGCCGACCGCAAGGAAGTGCTGGCGGATTTCGATGCAGGCAAATACAACGTGCTGTGCAACTCCATGCTGCTCACTGAGGGCTGGGACTGCCCCAGCGTAGACTGCGTGGTGGTGCTGCGGCCCACCAAGGTGCGCAGCCTGTACAGCCAGATGGTGGGACGCGGCACCCGGCTCTTCCCGGGCAAGACCGACCTGCTGCTCCTCGACTTTTTGTGGATGACCGACAAGCACGAGCTGTGCCGCCCGGCGGATCTGGTCTGTGAGGACCGCGCCGTGGCCCGGCAGATGACCGAAAATCTGGCCCAGACCGGATGCCCGGAGGACATCGAGGAAGCAGCCGTGCAGGCCAGCGAGGACGTGGTGGCCCAGCGGGAAGAAGCACTTGCAAAACAGCTGGAAGAACAGCGCCGCAAAAAAGCCCGTCTCGTGGACCCGCTGCAGTACGAGATGAGCATTCAGGCCGAGGACCTTGCCGGGTATGTGCCGGCCTTTGGCTGGGAAGCAGGCCCGCCCACCGAACAGCAGGCCACCGCGCTGGAAAAGCTTGGCATCCTGCCGGACGCGGTGGAATCCGCAGGCAAGGCTTCCCTGCTGCTGGACCGGTTGAACAAGCGCCGCGCTGAAGGGCTGACAACGCCCAAGCAGATCCGCGTGCTGGAACGTTACGGTTTCCAGAGCGTGGGCACATGGAGCTTCGATGCAGCCAAACACATGATCGACCGCATTGCGGTGCAGGGCTGGCGCGGCGTGCCCAAGGGCGTGAACCCAAAGACTTACACTCCTGCACAGGAGCCGCCCACATCAGACATTGACTTCGGATGGTAACGCGAATGGAACATGAAAATGAACTCAAGGAAGCATTGGACTTCGTATCCCCGTCCGCCCTGACCTATGACGAATGGCTCATGGTGGGCATGGCACTGAAGGATGCTGGTCTGCCCGTTACCATCTGGGAACAGTGGAGCACACGCGATGCGGGCCGCTATCATAAGGGCGAGTGCGTCAGGAAATGGGAAAGCTTTCACGGCGGCGGGGCCAGCCCCGTCACCGCAAGCAGCATTTTCCAACTGGCCTACTCTCACGGATGGAGCGGCCCCGCAGGCCACGCTCTGGACTGGAACGACGAGCTTTCTGCCGGGGCCGGGGCCGGTACCCAGACCGAAGGCCGTCTGGTAGACCCCCGCTGGGTGGAAGCCCACGAGCTGACTTTGCCCGCAGAGTGGCACCCCGCCGACCAGCTCAAGCGCTACCTGCAAGCCCTGTTTGAGCCGGATGAATATGTGGCCTATGTGACCGAAAGCTTTATGGCCGCCGACCGCCGCCGCCCTGCAAAAGGCAGCTGGACCCGCACCGCAGGGCAGCTCATCACCGAGCTGGATGCCTGCGGCGGTGACCTCGGCAAGGTGGTGGGCGACTGTGATCCTGAAGTAGGTGCATGGATCTGCTTCAACCCTGTGGACGGCACCGGACGCAAGGATGCCAATATTACTGCCTACCGCTATGCCCTCGTGGAGTGCGATAACATGGAGCTGGGCAAGCAGCAGGCCATCATCAAGCAGCTGGAACTGCCCTGTGCCGCGCTGGTCTACTCCGGCGGCAAGAGCGTCCACGCCATCGTGAAGGTGGATGCCCCGGACTACGCCGAGTACCGCAGGCGGGTGGATTATCTCTATGCCTCCTGCCAGAAAAACGGCCTGACCATCGACCAGCAGAACCGCAACCCTTCCCGCCTTTCCCGGATGCCCGGCATCCCGCGCGGTGACAAACGGCAGGTGCTGCTGGAAACGAACGTCGGAAAATCCTGCTGGGATGAATGGCGTGACTGGCTGGAATCGGAAACGGATGATCTTCCCGACTGGCACACCAGCAACGATTTTTCCAACATCCGCCCGCTGCGCGAACCTCTCATTGAAAATGTGCTGAGAAAAGGCCACAAGATGATGATTGCAGGCCCTTCAAAAGCCGGCAAAAGTTTTGCTTTGATCGAGCTGTGTATCGCCATTGCTGAGGGCACCACATGGCTGGGGCATTTTAACTGTGCACAGGGAAAAGTTCTGTACCTAAATCTGGAACTCGACCCGGATTCCTGTATGCACCGGTTTCAGGATGTTTACAATGCACTTGGTCTCCCTCCAACACATTTCAACCAGATTGCCATCTGGGACTTGCGCGGCATTCCGGTGCAGCTTGACAAATTAGCTCCAAAGTTAATTCGCCGGGCAAAGAAGCAGGGCTTCACGGCAATCATCTTCGACCCTATCTATAAGGTGCTGACCGGTGATGAAAACTCTGCAGAGCAAATGGCGAAGTTCTGCGGCCAGTTCGATAAGGTATGCCATGAACTGGATTGTGCTGTAATTTACGCCCATCACCACAGCAAAGGTGCCCAAGGCGGCAAGCGCAGCATGGACCGTGCATCCGGCTCCGGCGTGTTCGCCCGCGACCCGGATGCCATGCTGGACATGACCGAGCTGGTGCCCACCGATGCCATCCGGGAACAGCTGCACAACAAAGCCGCCTGCCGCGTGATCAAGGCCATGTTGGACAAACGCGGTCATGCGGATGCCTACGGCTTGGATGATACCCTCAGCCGCCACCGGATGCTGACCATCGCAAAGGAAAAACTGGGCCTTGCAGATCTGCGGGCCATCGATGCCGAGGTCGCGGCTGCTGAGAAAAAGGCCGACGGCATGACCGCATGGCGCATCGAGGGCACCCTGCGCGAGTTCGCCCGCTTCGACCCGGTGAACCTCTGGTTCGACTACCCTGTGCACAAGCCGGACAGCGGCCTGCTGGAGGACCTGCAGCCGGACGGAGAGTTTCGATCCATGGCTTCCCGTGGTGCAGAAAAGCGTTGGGGCAACCGTGAAAAGCTTGCAAAAGATAAATCATCGGAACTGTCCACCGCCTTTGAAGCCTGCATGATGGACGGCAAAGTGACAATCTACTCCATGGCTGAGTATATGAGCCTGAAACCTGACACCGTACGCCGCCGGTTGAAAGCTGACGGTGGCTACTGGATCGATGGCTCCGATGTAGGCCGCAAGGAACCGGGAAGTTCCGGTTGATTACATCTTGCAATATTTTTGATTTACGCAGAGTACAAAAACAGTAAAATGCCAGCATCTTCCGTCCGCCTTCCGTTTACGGATTTCGGAAAATGCCGCATTTTCCTACGGATTCGGGACGGAAAATGCCTATATATAATAGCATAATCCGTCCGTATGTGATGGGGCATCCCGAAGGATGGGGCGTACACAGCCCCCATCCATTCGGGGAACCCTCCCCATCACGTTGGCGCTAAAACCTGAAAAAAAGAAAAACGAGGTGAACCCCATGTACATGCAATTCTTTATCCCCATGCAGCCGCCCACCACCACCCACAACGCAAAGCAGCTGCACGCCTACATGAAGGGCGGGCAGCCGCACGCGGTGCTCCACGACAGCCCGGAACTGAAACAGACCCGTGCCAAGCTCCACGCCCATCTGGCACCCCACGCGCCGGAAAAGCCCATCCCCGCAGGCCGTCCGGTGCGTCTGCTGGTCAAGTGGTGCTTCCCTGCCGAGGGCCGCAAAAACGGCAGCTGGCGCACCGCAAAGCCGGACACCGACAATCTGGAAAAGGCCCTCAAGGACGAAATGACCCGCCTGCACTTCTGGGCCGATGACGCGCAGGTGTGCAGCGAGATCGTGGAAAAATTCTGGTCGGACCCCTGCGGCGTGTTCGTCCGGGTGGAGGAACTGTAATGACCTACGAAGAGAAAAAGGCATGGCTCTGGCGGTACCGGACAGCCAAGCGGTTCGAGCTGCTCAAACTGGACGAGCTGGCCACGCTGCAGACCGATGCCACCCACACCACCCAGCGCTTTTCCCCCGTGCCGGGCGGCAGTGGCGACGGACAGGCTCTGCCCCGCAGTGTGGAACGCATCGACGAGGCCCGCCGGGCCGCTGAGGCGCAGTCTGCCGTGTGCGACGCTATCCGGGCCGAGATCATGGAGGTGTTCCGCCAGCTGGACGATGAGGTGGATTTCATGATCCTGTTCCGGCGGTACATCCTGCTGGAGGACTGGCCGGACATCGCGGTCAACATCCGCATTTCCCGCAGCCAGATGTTCCAGCGCCACAGCGCGGCCATAAAAAGACTGGATATCAAAAGTCCGGACTGAACCGGAGCGAACCGGACTTGATAATACTGTCAACCCCTGCTAAAATTTAAAATGCCGAAGCCCGCAGGAAAGACTTACTCCCTTCATCCCTGCGGGCTTTGTGCTGCCCGGCTGACACAGAGGATCACCTTTCCCGACCAACAGCCTGAATGTACCAGCCGGGCGTTTTTTTGAATATCCCGCCGTTCGGATCTTCCGGGCGGCTTTTTGATACCCCCGGGTCTGCAAAGCACCCCCGGGGTCTTTTTATACCCTGCCCTTCCTGCAGATACCCCACCCCTGAAAAGGCCCCGGGCTATACCGGAGAGACATGGGAAGCATCCAGCCTGCACAAATCTGTGCGGGCTTTTCTTTTACAGCCAGACCATGAAGCAGGAGGTGTGCAGTATGGGCAATCCGCGCTATGCCAACGGCCAGCTGCGGCGCAAGCACCGTGCGCGGCTGCGTGCAATGGGCTGCGAGTGCGGCATCTGTCATGGGCGTTTCGGGCCGATCCATTATGATGAGCCTTCTGATGCACAGCATCCTTTGTCTTTTGTAGTGGACGAGATCAAGCCTGTGTCCAAGTGGAGACAGTTCGGCTACCCGTCCGCGCGGGCCGCTGCGGAAGATTGGTCGAACCTACAGGCTGCACATTGGTTCTGCAATGCACAGAAAGGCAACAAAACCGCCGAAAACGGCCCAAAACAGGCTAAAATCGTGCGGATTCCGCACGTTTCAGACGGCAGCTGGTGAGGGTGGGGAGGGTACCCCTCCCTCGCCCTCGGCGACCCCCAGTGCCGTCAGCGCCGATTTACACACAGGGAAAATTTGAAGGGGGTGTTTCTGGCCTATGGCGACCATGAAAAGCATCACGGCGCGGGGCACCCGGCTGGAGCAGCTCAAACAGCTGGCCAAGGTGCTGGCTTCGGGCATTGATGCCTGCGAGGACTGCCGGGCCCTGCCGCAGCTGACCAAACAGTACCGGGAGACCATCCGGGAAATTGAAGAGATTGAAGGAGCAAAGGATGACACGGACGAGATCGGCGCGATCCTCGCGCAGCGAGAGCATGATGGGAAGTCAGGAGCCGTCCGCACGTATCGCACCGGAGTATCCGGCGACTGACGGGCAGGATGCCGTGCGCATCCTGCGGGCAGGCGGCACGGTGCTGGATCCGTGGCAGAGCGATATTCTGGACGACTGGATGAGCCGCACAGTGTCCGGCAAATGGGCAGCGCCTACGGCAGGCGGCAGTGTCCCCCGCCAGAACGGCAAAAGCCTGCTGGTGCAGGGACGTTCCGAGGCTGGGATGCTGCTGTTCAATGAGACGGTCATTTATACCGCCCACCTGCAGAAGACCGCCACCGAGACTTTTGAGGAAATGCGGGCCTTTTTTGAAAGCCCAAAGCTGCGTCGCCACGTGGCCGAGATCAAAACGGCACTGGGTCGGGAGCAGATCATCCTGAAAAGCGGTGCCCGCATCAAGTTTCTGGCCCGCACCCGCAACGGCGGACGCGGCCAGCACGGCGACCTGCTGATCTTCGACGAGGCACAGGAGCTGGACGAGACCGCGCAGGGGTCTTTTTTGCCCGCCATTTCCGCCAGCCTGAACCCGCAGACCATCTACGTGGGCACGCCGCCCGGCCCCGACGCCGTGGGCACTGTGTTCCGTGCCCTGCGTAAGCGCGCACTGGACGGCGAAGCGAAAAAGGCCGCATGGTTCGAGTTCTCGGTGCCGGAGATCGGCGATGTGAAGGACCCGGCACGCTGGGCAGCCACAAACCCGGCATTGGGGCGGCGCATCCAGTTCTCCACCATCGAGGGCGAAGCCGAACAGCTGGACCCGGACACCTTTGCGCGGGAGCGTTTGGGCTGGTGGAGCCCGGAGATCACGGAACGTCTGGACTACGCCATCGACCGCACCGCATGGGAAGCCTGCGCCAGCGAGGACGAAAAGCCCGAAGGCAAAACTGCTTATGGCGTCAAGTTCTCCGCCGACGGCAGCGCTGTGTGCCTGTGCGGCGCGGTGATCCCGAAAGAAGGCCCCGCGCGGGTGTCGCTGCTAGAAATGCGCCCATCCGGTCAGGGCCTGACATGGCTGGCCGACTGGCTGAACGACCGGTACGGCAAGGCCAGCTGCGTGGTCATTGATGGCCGCAACGGCGTGGATGTGCTGGTGGAACGCATCAAGGACACATGGCGGGCAAAGAACTCGGTGATCCGGCCCGCCGCAAAGGACGTGATCGCCGCCGTCAGCGGCTTTACCAACGGCATCAGCGAGGGAACTCTGACATGGTATAAGCCCCAGACCGTGCTGAATGAAAGCGCCATCACCGCCGTCAAGCGGCCCATCGCGGGCGGCTTCGGCTTTGGCGGAGACAACAGCCTGCCGGTGGAAGCCTGTGCGCTGGCACTCTGGGGTGCCAAGACCAGCCGCCGCGACCCTACCCGCAAAATGAAGATCGGCTGAAAGGAACACCATGCAGATTTTGAATTTTGGCCATGTGCCAGGCCTGACAAAGGAAGAACAGCAGCAGCTTTCTGACCTCGCCGCGGCCTACAACTACCACCAGAGCCGCAATGCTGCCAAGGACAAATATTACGAGGGGCATATCACCCTGAACGATGTGAACCTTGGCATTGCCCTGCCGCAGGGGCTGCGCAATCTGGAGGTGGGCTGCAGCTGGGGGCAGAAAGCCGTGGACGTGCTGGCGGCACGCTCCATGTTCGACGGCTTTGTGGGCAGCGGCGGCAGTCTGGACAGTCTTGCCAAGTTGGTAACTGACAACCGCCTTGTGGCCGAGTATGCCAAAGCCTGCAGGGACGAGCTGAAGTACGGCTGCGTATTCGCCACCCTGTCCGCAGATGCATCCATCAGCTGCAGAGTGCGATTTCACTCCCCCGCCATGGCGTCAGCCCTCTGGAGCGGCGAGAAGGGCCGCATCGACTGCGGCCTTGCCATTGTTGACACAGTGAAGGATGAGCACTTCGAGGGCACATGGCGGCCTTCTGTAGTCAATTTCTATACGGATGACGCGGTCGTTGTGCTGCGGTCGAACGGAAGTTTCTGGACGGCGCAGCGCTGCCCGCACAAGATGGGCCGTCCGCTGATGGAGCCCATGATCTGGAACGCCACCAACTCCAAGCCCTTTGGCCGCAGCCGCCTGAAGCGCCCCATCCGGGCGCTGATCGACGATTATGTGCGCACCGCTGCCAACGCGGCCATTGCGCTGGAGTTCGACACCACTCCGCAGAAATACGTTCTCGGCGTGACCGATGAGCAGTACGACGCCATCGTTTCCAACAAATTCAAGACCTACATGGGCGCTCTGATCGCAGCCACCTCCAACCCGGAGACCGGCGAAAATCCGGAGTTTGGCCAGCTGGCGCAGGGCAGCCTGCAACCCCATGTGGAAAAGATGCGGATGACCGCCACCCAGTTTGCAGCGGCCACCGGCCTGACCGTCACCGACGTGGGCGTGGTGAACGACGCCAACCCCACCAGCAGCGATGCCATCCTTGCCCAGAGCCAGACACTGGTGCTGCTGGCCCAGCAGCTGAACACCGGCAACGGCGATGCACTGCGCACCATTGCCTGCATGGCACAGGCCGTGGCGCGGAACTGTGCGATTTCTGACCTGACCGAAGAAGAGACCGGCATCATGGCACACTTCAAAAATCCGGCCATGCCCAGCGTGGCCGTGACGGCGGATGCTGCCATCAAAATCGCATCTGCCCGGAAGGAGTTTGCCGGAACGGATACCTTTCTGGAAATGATCGGCTTTGATCAAGCGGACATCCGGCGCATCAAGGCGCAGGAGCAGCGCCAGCGCGGCCAGAAACTGCTGATGGAGATGGAAGATGCAGATCTCAGCGAAAACGTGGAATGAGTACATCACCCGGCTGTCCCGGCTGAACCAAAAAGCCGGGCAGCTCATGCGCACCTACATAGATGCCCACGGCACTGCCGACACGGACGACCTTGTAGCCTACGCCTACGGGCTGGTGACCAAGTACAGTGAAGGTAGCGCAGAGCTGGCCTGCCAGATGTATGAGGCACTGGCCGAGGCGCAGGGCGTGTATGTGCCCGCCGCAGAGCCTGCTGCTACCGCCAGCTATGGCGAGGTAGCCCGCATGGTGAGCGCTACCAAGGACCAGAACCCGGCCAACCTGCCAAACGGCGTCAGCCGCCTTGTCAAGCGTGCCGGTGCGGACACCACCCTGAAAAACGCCATTCGCGACGGCGCGGAATGGGCATGGGTGCCCCATGGTGACACCTGCCCCTTCTGTATCACGCTGGCGTCCAACGGCTGGCAGAAGGCCAGCCAGAAACTGCTGAAGGGTGGGCACGCCCAGCACATCCACGCCCACTGTGACTGCGAGTTTGCGGTGCGGTTCCGCTCCGACACCACTGTGGCCGGGTACGACCCGGACAAGTATTACCGGCAGTACTGGGAAGCGGGCGGCGACATCAATAAAATGCGCCGCATCGACTATGCCGCCAACCGAGAGCGCATCAATGCACAAAAGAGGGCAGCGTATGCAGCGCAGGCATACCGCAAGGATCTGGGTGCAGCAAGTAAGATCACACTGACCCGCAGAACGGAAGCTGTTGAAATCTCTGTGAAGCAGGTCGAATCTTACAAAACGCCGGTTTTTGTTTCAGATAAAGCGTCTATCAAGCCCAAGGCGCTGCATGAGGTCAACCAGAACACAGAACACGCATTGACCGAATGGGGTGTGAGCATCGACCGCAAGCCTAAAATCGTGATCGTCAGTGATGATGAATTGCGCGGTGCAGTGGGCATCTATGACCCCTGTGAGAATATCGTTTACTACGCTGAAAGCATCGGCAAGAAGGCAGTGCAGGAAGCATCCGGCGGTGCTGGTGCCGTTGAAGCTCATGAAATGTGGCACATGAAGCAGGCAGAGGATTTCCGGCAATCCGGCTGGACGATCACCCGCGAAAATCGCGGGGAGTATCTCGATGTTCTGTGCAAAAAGTGCAAGGAACGCATTGACAAACTTGGCATTACGCGCGATAATGTAGGAGAAATCAGCAAATATGCTGCTGATATGTATTTAGGCGACCGCTTTGATGAAGTCGAGGCGGAATTTATGTCGTTAAGGAGGCGAACGTAACATGTGCATATTGGGTTATCCCCCGGAAATTCAAAAGTTAGTTGATACGTTTGATCCTTACCGTACAGCGATTCTTGAAAAAGACTTTTCTGCTGTTCCAGAGGAAGCGTTAAAAGCGTATCATAAATTTAAAAACTGGGCCTGGGAACAGGAACAGTAATTGAACCACGATGCACACGCACCGTGGTTTTCTTTTGCCCATTTTTACAGAAAGGAACGAACCATGAAAAAGATTCTTCTCGCCCTTGCGCTGGCCGCATCCATTCTGCTGTGTGGCTGTTCCAGCGAAGCCGAAAAGGCCAACTACAACATCTCCAAGCAGGCAGATTACTTCGAGAGTGAGCGCAAGATCACCGTCTACAACGCCCGCACCGACAAGGTGATCATGGAAGCCGAGGGCTACATGTCCATCTCCAACAACTCAAACAATGAGCTTGTCTGCACGGTGAAGGTCGGCCCGGATTCCTACCGCAAGAACTACATCTACCTGAACGACTACACCATGTATGTGGTAGAGGACATCACCGGCACCCATACCGACCCCTACCACTACAAGCTCTATTTCCACACTGACATCCTGCCCAGTGTGGAGGCGAAACCGTAAAAGTCATTCACGAAAATGCCTCATTTTAACCACTATGCGCCACACAAAAGGCTCCATAGTGGTTTTTTTATGCCGTTTTAGCTCATGTTGGTCAGAGCAGCTACCTCGTAAGCAGCAGGCCGCTGGTTCGATTCCAGCAAGCGGCACCATGCGGCGGGCGGCGCGTACCCCGCCCAAGACCGGACAACTGACAGAGAACAGTGTAAAAAACTGAGGTCTCACACACGAAAGGAGTTTCCACCATGAAGCGTGAAGACGTGAAGAACAAGATCCCCGGCATCACCGATGAACAGCTGAACTGGATCATGCAGGAGAACGGCGCAGACATCAACCGGGAGAAGTCTGCCGCCACGGCCCTGCAGACCCAGCTGGACAACGCAAACGCCCAGCTCAAGACCGCACAGGACGGCCTGAAAGCCTTTGACGGCGTGGATGTGGCAGGCCTGCAGGAGCAGGTCACCAAGCTGAAAGCCGACATGAAGGCGCAGGCCGAGGGCTTTGCCTTCGATAATGCCCTGAATGCCGCCATCATGGGCAGGAAGGGCCGCAGCGTCAAGGCGGTGCGTGCTTTGCTGGATCTGGATGCCCTGAAAGGCTCTGCCGACCGCAGCACCGACATTACAAAAGCGCTGGACGAGGCTGCCAAGGCGAACCCGTGGGCCTTTGGTGATGGCCAGCCCGGGTACCCTGACGTCAGGGATGGCGGAGACCCGCATCACACCCCCACCGGCTCTACCAGCGAGCAGTTTGCAGACTGGTTTGCGCAGGTGACCAAGTAACAAAGGAGTATTTTTATGGCGACTGATATCAACCGTACCACCTCTATTGCCCTGCCCGGCGAGGTATCCAGCGAGATCCTGCAGAAAACGCAGGAAAGCTCCGCTGTCATGTCTCTGGCCCAGCCGATCAAGCTGCCGGGTCTGGGCGTGACTATTCCCGTTATCACCGGCGACCCGGAAGCCGCATGGGTGGCGGAGACCGCAAAGAAGCCGGTCAAGCGCGGCACGCTGGACACCAAGATCATGCAGCCCTATACGCTGGCCGTAATCGTGCCCTTCTCCAACCAGTTCCGCCGCGATGTGCCCGCACTGTACAAGCAGCTGGTGAGCCGTCTGCCGCTGGCTCTGGCACAGAAATTCGACGCTACTGTGTTCGGCGGCGTCACCGCGCCCGGTTCCAACTTTGACACTCTGAAGAGCTGCACCGCGCAGGAGATCGGAACCGACGCCTATGCCGGTCTGGTGGCCGCTGACGCCGACATTGCCGAGCACAACGGCATCCTGAACGGCTGGGTGCTGTCCCCCAAGGGCAAGGCTCTGCTGCTGAATGCTGTGGACGGCAACAAGCGTCCGCTGTTTATCAACAACGTTGCCGAGGGCGCTGTGCCCATGATCCTTGGCTCCCGCACCCTGCAGAGCAAGGGCGCTTACCTCTCCGGCACGCCGGATGTCGTTGGTTTTGCCGGTGACTGGACGCAGGCTATGTACGGCACTGTGGAGGGCGTGCAGATTGCCATTGCCGATCAGGCAACGCTGCAGGATGGCGAGACCACCATTAACCTGTTCCAGCAGAACATGTTTGCCGTGCGCGCCGAGATCGAGGTGGGTTTCCGCTGCGACACCACCGTGTTCAACAAGCTGACCAAGGCGGCGGGCTGATGGTAGAGTTTATCAATCAGCTGACCGGTACGGTCATGTATGTTGCTGAGGAGCGTGCGGCAGAGTACGCCGCCGCAGGCCATAAGCAGGTGGCGCGGGATCCTCCCGCAGCCGCCGCGGCTGAAAAGCCCAAAGCCGCCCGCAAGGCCAAAGCGAAGTGAGGTGCCGCCATGCTTTACGCTGAAGTAGAGGACGTGGAAGGCGGCTTCCGGGAGCTGTCCAAGGACGAGCAGACCCGGTGCGCCGCACTGCTGGCCGAAGCGGCCGTGATTATCGACAGCTACAACCCGGGCGCAAGCGCGGACGCCAAGAAGCTGGTCTCCTGCCGGATGGTGCGCCGTCAGCTGGGCGAGAGCGACAGTGAGGGCGGGGTCTCCTTTCCCGTGGGCTCCACGCAGGGCACTGCCACGGCGCTGGGTTACAGCCAGAGCTGGACCATGAGCGGCGGCTCTGCCGGTGAACTGTATCTTTCCAAGTTGGAAAAGAAGCTGCTGAGCGTCGGCAGCCGCATCGGGGCACACAGCCCGCTGGAGGACTTATGCTGAAAGGGATCGATGTCACTCTCTACACCAAGATCCAGACCGGCGAGGACGGCTTCCATGACCCGGTCTATGAGGAAACGCCTGTCACCGTGCACAACGTGCTGGTGGGTGAGCCCTCTGCCGAGGAAATCACCACCGAACTGCAGCTCACCGGGCGGCGGCTGGCCTATACGCTGGCTATCCCCAAGGGCGACACCCACGACTGGGCGGACGCAAAGGTGAAGTTCTTCGGTCAGACCTTCCTCACCTGCGGCGGTGTTGTGCAGGGCATCGAGAGCATGATCCCGCTGCGATGGAACAAGAAAGTGCAGGTGGTGCGGTTTGAGTAAGGTGAAGATCGAGCTGAACAGTCCCGGCATCCGGGCGCTACTGCGCTGCCCTGAAATGCAGGCGGTGCTGAAAGACCGTGCCGACACCGTGAAGGACCGCTGCGGCGATGGCTACGAATCCTACGTGGCCCCCACCCGCGCCGTGGCTGTTGTGGAGACCGCTTCCCGCAAGGCCTATGACGACAACTCGGCCAACAACACCCTGTTGAAAGCCGTCTCCGGCAGCCGCAGCGGCGCAACAGTGCATGAGCACAAGCGCCGCCTGAAAGATGGGCGTGTCATCACAGTGAGGAGCTACCAGAGAAAGAAATGATCGAAGAAGTCATCTTGAACTACCTGCGGGAAAATGCCTTTTCCTGCTACATGTCCATGCCGGAGAAGCCCTCCGGCAATTTTTGTATCCTGGAAAAGACCGGTGACAGCCCGGACGAAGGCATTTACACGGCCACGCTGGCGGTGCAGTCCTACGGCAGCAGCACCTATGCAGCAGCACAGCTCAGCCATTTTGTGGTACAGGCCATGCTGGCTGCCGATGCCCTGCCAGAAATTTCCGCATGTGAGCTGAACACCGAACACAACTTTCCTGATACCACCCGCAAACTGCCCCGGTATCAGGCTGTTTTTGACATTACCTATTACGACACATGAGAAAGGAGCATTTTATGGATGCAAAAAATGTGACCGCCGCAAAACCCAAAGTCGGTGGTGCAGTCTGGCGCGCCCCGCTGGGCACTGCTCTGCCCACGGATGCCAAGACCGAACTTGACGCAGCCTTCAAATCCCTGGGCTACATTTCCAGTGACGGCCTGACCAACGCGAACTCTCCTTCCAACGAGAATACTTCGGCCTGGGGCGGTGACACGGTGCTGAACCTGATGACCGAGCGTCCCGACACCTTCCAGTACACGCTGATCGAGGCCATGAATCCGGAAGTGCTGAAGACCGTTTACGGTGATGAAAACGTGACCGGCACGCTGGAGACCGGCATTACCATCAAAGCCGGTTCCAGCGAGCTGCCTTTCAGCTGCTATGTGGTGGATATGGTGCTCAAGGGCGGCGCTAAAAAGCGCATCGTACTGCCCTGCGCTACGGTGACCGCGGTTGGCGACATCGTCTATTCTGGCAGCAGCGCCGTGGGTTACCAGACAACCCTCACCGCCATTGCGGACACTACGGGCTTTACCCACTACGAGTACATTTTGGGCGCTGCGGCCAGCCCGCAGGAAACTGCCCAGAGCGCCACTGAGAACGCTAAGGAGGTACAGGCATGATCACTGCAAAAACCAAATCTGGCTTTGAGATCGAACTGGAGGAATCCAGCCTGGACAACATGGAACTGGTTGACACCCTGGACGAAATGAACGAGGGCAACCCCCTTGCCATTTCCCGGCTGGTCCCCCTGCTGCTGGGTAAAGAGGGTAAAAAGAAGCTGTATGACCACCTGCGCACCCCGGAAGGCCGTGTGCCCTCTACTGCAGTGGAGCGTGAGATCATCGAACTGATGATTTCTATCCAGCCCGGAAAAAACTCCTCATCCTCGCCGAACTGATCGCAGCGGATGAGGATGCTCTGATCTGCGATTTTGCCCAGTACTACAACGTGCTGAACTGGCGCGGCCTGCCCGTGCGGCTGGCGGCCACTCTGGCTGCCGGGCTTCCACCGGAAAGCCGCAGCCTGCGGCTGCTGCACGGCGAACCATACACGTTGCAGCAGATGCTGCAGGCATCCATTGCAGACAGCCTGCACGCGCTCCGCTGGCTGATGGAGCGGTACATGGGCAGCACCGAGGAACCGCCGAAGTCCATCGTCCAGGCCCTGCTGGGCAGTGAAGCACCCGAAGAGGAAAGCTTCGTGCAGAGCTTTGACAGTCCGGAAGAATTTGAGGCGGCACTTCGTGCTGCAGAAAGAAGGTGAAATGCATGGGAAATGGCATTGAGCTTGCAAAAGCCTATGTGCAGATCGTTCCCTCAGCCGAGGGCATCCAGGGCAAGATCACCGAAGCGCTGGGCGGCGAAAGCTCCAAAGCCGGTGATGCCGCAGGCCAGCTGCTGGGCAAAAAACTTGTAGGCGCTGTTGCCAAGGTGATCAGCGCCGCTGGCATCGGCAAAATTCTGGCCGAAAGCATTGCCTCTGGCGGTGCTTTACAGCAGAGCCTGGGCGGCGTGGAAACACTGTTCAAGGACAGTGCCGACAAGGTGAAATCTTACGCCGCACAGGCCTATAAAACCGTTGGTCTTTCCGCCAACGCTTACATGGAGCAGACCACCAGTTTTGCGGCCAGCCTGCTGGCCAGCGTGAGCCACGACACCAACGCTGCAGCCGAGCTGGCCAACATGGCTATGGTGGATATGGCCGACAATGCCAACAAGATGGGCACAGATATGCAGGATATCCAGAACGCCTACCAGGGCTTTGCCAAGCAGAACTACACCATGCTGGACAACCTCAAGCTGGGCTACGGCGGCACGCAGGCCGAAATGCAGCGCCTGCTGCAGGACGCTGAAAAGATTAGTGGCGTGCATTACGACCTGGGGAACCTGGCCGACATGTACAGCGCCATTCATGTTATCCAGCAGGAAATGGATATCACCGGTACTACGGCGAAGGAAGCCACCACCACCCTCACCGGCAGTTTTTCGGCCATGAGTGCGGCGTTCCAGAACGTGCTGTCCAGCCTATCCACAGGCGCAGACCTCTCCGCTCCGCTGGCTGCGCTGGTGGAGACGTCCAAGACCTATCTGGTGGACAACCTGCTGCCAATGGTGGGCAACGTACTGGCTAGCATCCCGGAGGTGGTCTATTCACTGGTGCCGCAGCTTCTGCAGAGCGGCACAGAGCTGGTCAACTCGCTGGCCAGTGGTTTTGCTGAGGGCATCCCAGAGTTTTTCTCCAATGCCCTGCCCCAGCTGCTGGTGTTCACCGAGCAGCTGCGCGCCAACGCAGGCAGCTTTGTGGACGCTGGTCTGAATCTTATCACCCAACTGCTGAACGGCCTGATCGCGGGCCTGCCACAGCTGATTGCCTATGCACCGGATATCATCATCAATCTGGCAGGCATCATCAACGATAACATGCCGAAGATCCTGGCTGAGGGCATTTCCATCGTCGTGCAGCTGGCGGCTGGCATCATACAGGCATTTCCGTCTCTACTGGCCAACTGGAAGAAGATCTTTCAGGCGATTCTGTCCGTGATTTCGGCCATCAACTGGGTAAGTCTTGGTGCTAACATCCTGAAAGGCATCGGCAATGGCATCAAGAGCATGGGCAGCAGCCTGCTGGAGGCCTTCAAGGGCGGCTTTTCCAGTGCACTGAACTGGATCAAAAACCTGCCCGCGCAGGCTGTACAGTGGGGCAAAAACCTGATCAAAAGCTTTACCAATGGCCTGACCGGCAAGGGAGGTGCCGTTGGCATCGGCTCTATTTTAGGCACAGCAGGCGCTTCCATTGCAGAAAACGCCAAGGGCAGCAGCAAGATCGACTGGGCCGCCACCTGGGCAGATGCCAACGATGATCTTGCCAACAGCGCTCAGGCTGTGGCAGATATCGCCATTCCTGCCTATACCAAGTCTGGCAATGCTGCAGCGAATACCGCGAAGAAAACGGCGCAGGCTGCAACCGTAGTGAACTCTTATACCGATACTCTCACGGAAGTGGTTGGCAAGGTTACCCGCACCACCCAGACCGTCAACGAAGAGCTGTCTGACGGCAGCGAGCAGACCAAGAAAACCATCACGGAATCCAGCCGCCAGCTGGTGGATGGTGTTCTGAGGGATGTTAAAACCATCACTACGGTTTCTTCGGACGGTAAAAAGTCCGTCCAGCAGACGGCTGAAGTGGTCCGGGATGTGGTTTCTTCGGTCACCTCTGTTTCGGATGCAGTGCTCAGTGGCATCCAGACCAACACCAAAACGATCACTGAGATCCTTGCCGATGGTACTGAGCAGCAGAAGCAGGTCATTACCGAGACCTATACCGAGATCATTGATGGCACGCTGAGAACGGTGGAGAGAGTCCGCACCATTGCTGCGGACGGCACCGAGACTACAACGAAAAGCATCAAGGAAGCTTCCGCGTCCAGTCTTTCGGGCCGGTGGAAGGAATTTCAGACCGAGGCGGACAAAGGCATCCTGGGCACCTTCGATACGCTGGTTTCTGCCGTAAAAAAGCAGGACTGGCTTTCGGTGGGCGAGTGGGCACTTTCTGCCCTGTATGCCGGCCTGGCTCCTTCTGCCAAGCAGCAGATCGAAAGTGCGGGCCTTGCCATCATCCAGCAGATCAATAAGATCTTGCTGGATGGCAGCAGCACTCTGGCTCAAACCGCCTGGCAGCTGGGCATTCATCTGGCCAACAACATCTCTGGCGGGCTTAGCAAGGCGCTGGCGGGTTCCAGTGCTCTGTCCGGTATCGGCAAACTCCTCGGCATCGGCGGCACCGCGGCCGCCACGGGAGCCGCC